AGGTTTTACTCTTTCTGTTGTACCCGTAATAATTATGTACCCTACTGTAAGAGTAGGTATCGAAGAAGACCCCATCCCAGCCCCTTCTTTCGTACTTTGGCTTACGAACCTGAGAATGCGACCATGACCCGATTAAATGGCCATCGCCGTACCCATCAGGTCCGTAAAGTATGATTGAAGGATCCAGGAACGACTTCACATGAGCGGCTAACTCGAACTCAAAGCGCCGCATAAAGAAATTGTGAAGTGTAAAAAGGTCCGACGCCTTCACGAGATGCTTAACGTAGAAGGGTCGAATGTCACAACCCAAGAAATAATCTCCACCGCAACTTTCGCGGAACGGGCCCTCCGAAAAACTCTTCGCAGAGTTCACGGTAAACCCGCAAAACGAAAGGACCTCCTCTAGCGTTGCTAACGCTTCGGGGGGCACGATGATGTCATCGCCATAGGCTACAACATCACCCAGCGGTAAACCCTTAAATTCGCATACCGCGAGAGCTAGACACCAGAAAATCAGTGTTTCAAGCTCGAACGTAAACGCGTTACCCATACTCGAGAACTTCGCGAGGTGGATCGTCTGGGTCCCGTACTCCACAGTTCCTGTTCGGAATGTGGAGAGTAAACGGTACCAGTCGTAAGGGAGGAGATGCGCCACCAGCTCTCTCGAGATGGTGTCGCTGGCAGATGAAAGGTCGACGGTACAATGTCGACCATCAACACTACCACGGCAGGCGAGCGTTTTATTTCTCTCCTGCTGAGTGGTGATGTCTAAACCTGCCTTGCGAAGCCGTTCCCTAAGGAACGTGCCAATGCCTTTTTGACCGAAGGCATTCAGTATCGGCTCTACAACAATGGACCGATACGTTTTCGCATTCTTGGGAACGAACTGAAGGCGACCAGGATGAACTTCGACGTCGACCGCGAGGCCGTCGTCAACCCTGGAAGCATGCCTCAGGCACCAATGAGGTGCACATTTCAGCAGTGATTCAACACTGGTGAACAGTTCGGAGCTACACGCGAGAGTACCCTCAAACTTATGTCGAGGTGAACTCTCAGTCGATTTGACTGTTGTTGTTGCGCCAGGCCCGAAGCTGAATGGCAGATCCGCCCACCTAGGAACGGTTCCAAGTATCTTAGAGATTTTTCTCTGCGCCCGAAATAATATCGAGTGTAGTGCTGGATCGTTGTATAGACCAGCCTCTAAAAAACGGAACCGCTCATTGGTAAGGCGGCAAGCTTCTTCAGCCTCGATGAACTTCTCCCACGCGACTTTCTCTTTATCGACGCCAATCTTTGCAGGCTCCCATTTCTGGAAGTATGCTAGAGTTTGACGAAGAAAGATAAGATGGCCTGTAAGGTCACCAGGTCGATAGGATGGTTCGAAAAAGCACAACTCACGAAGATCCCGGTGCAGAATGAGCTTACTAAGCTCATTCGCAAAAGGACCCGCACGAGTTGCGGCTTGGCTAGCCAGGTCCCAGAGTATCTCTTGCGAGGTATCATAGGAAGCCTCCTGGTCCCACGATGTAAAGCGAAAGCTTGGCATCTTCACTCTCCAGAAAGAAAGGTAGGAAACTTAAATGTAAAGAACTACACATAAGCAAGGATCGACGAGCCCGATTAATTGGGCAATACGAGGCTGGTAAACAGCAGGGGAACAGGAGCAGTGCTCGAGGCCCAGGCTGAAGCAGCCGCCGTGTTGGTCAGAGTACCAGTAGCCGTAGTGGCACTGGCACCTTGACACAAGCCGAGATGGATGCGCAA